CACAGTATGATAATTTGAGCGTTCGAGATGTTTTAAACGAGCTTTTATTGATAAGCAATTCGGTCATGTTTATTGATTCAAACGATGACATTATCATTCGTTCAAGAAATGAAAACGCGAACCCGATCCGTTACCTTTACGGACCTTTCGACATGAACGGCCGGGAGAATATCGTCGCCGTAAAAAAGTTCAATAACGGAAAACATAGAATGGTGAATTCGGTTAAGGTTAATAATTCGGAAGTGAACGACGGTGATTTGATTAATACGTTCGGATTTAAACAAAAGAAAATCGACGTTGATTCCATAACGGCGCAAGCGACCGAAGAAGCGATCGCGCAAGTAATCCTGGACGAATTCAAGGCGCCTAAAATTGAATTGGAATTAACAGTTAAAACCGAACTTGCAAAAAACTATGATTTACAGGATCGCGTTTCGGTTAATTACCCGAAACGCTACGCAACGGACAAAAGATTTTTGCCCATCGTCGGCATTAACGCAATCGATCAAGAGAATTCGCCGCTTCCTTATGTTTACGGTTCGGCTTCCATTGATCCAGGACTAGGATTCAAGATCATTTCTATCGATCATAGCGCGAAAAACTTTACAACCGACATAAAGTTGCGTCAAATAGGCATAACGTTATCCGATGGGTTACTTTAAACCGGGGGAATTATGGGGACTAATAATTTAACAGACAAAACGGGCGGCCAGGTCATTGAACAGGCGTTTTTTAATGATATTCACTCGGCTTTAAAAGAGGATTTTGTCGGTCGAAATAGTTCGGGCGTTCCTGAATCCGGTAAAAACTTAGGAACCGCCGTTTTTCCGTGGGGAACAATTCGCGGGTCAAGTTTGGTTATTGGCGGCGTAACCCTGGACACTTCTCAGCTTGCCTCTCAAACGTTTTCGGTTTTTAGTGGGAAAACCCGTTCGACTTCAAATCAGCCCGCCTTTTTGACTCCGGCGGGAACAGGCAACGGCGCATCGGTTACGGTTGCCGGTGCGACCACGAACCTTTCGTTTGACGTTGGCGGGGTTACTTATGCGCTCGCTTCGGATATTGTAAAAAGTGGTTTATCCCTTGCGCCTTCATCTAACAATACTTGCCTTGTCAATGACGCCGACGCCGCCGACGGTGGTGGAACTAGGGTTTGGGGTGAACCTAAAAATTCAAAAAAGGTCATAAATATTGACACGGCGGGAACCGAATTAACTTCACTGAATGGAAGTTACCAGGCATTTAAACATGGATCGGAAATATTTATTGGATACCTGGACACAACCGCCGGAACGATTTCAAATTGTTATCGCGGTTTTTTCTATGATGAAAACCTGGCACCTATTAACCGCGACGTTTTTTCAGACGATGACACAATAACCCTTTTAAAAGCGGCTTATTTATTTTTGGATTCCGACCTGGTGACCGTTGATGTTACCTATAACCGCCCGATTTGGGATGACACACAACCAGGTTCGCCCGCAACCGGTGATTATTGGTTCGATTTTGCGACAACACAATGGAAGCGATATAACGGGACTATTTGGGAAGTTGTGAACCGAACCTTTATTGGAATAGCCGTAACCGATTCGGCCGATTGCATCGGAGCGCGATGCGTTGATTTCACAAAAACTTTTAAAGATGATTTGAACCTTGAACTTGAAATCGAATCAAACTTCGAAGTTCGGGCGAATCAACCGCATAGTGCAATTAATGTTTATGGAACGCGAATTGAATTTGGCTTTTATAACCCAAAGTGGTCAATGACTTCTAACCTTGCCGCCGCCGCTGATATGTATGCATCAACGGAACAACCCTCAAGGGATTATTTCTTTTATGTAAAGGATGACCGGGGTTTGGTTATCAGTGACATCGAGCCTTTTTATCGGCCTGAACTTCAAGGGTTTTATCACCCCCATAACCCTTGGCGATGCGTAGCAAGCGCGTTTAATGATTCAAGTTCTCACTTGGTTTCCATTGAACAAATCGACGGAAAAAAGCGGGATCAATATATCAAGGCGCGCGGCTTGATAATGAATTCCGACGAAGTTTTGATTTTTGCCGGTGAAGCAATCGAACCCCTGGACGCGGTTTGTATTGATTATGATTCGGCGGCGGGTATCTATAGAATATATTTAGCCGACGATGACAACGGGCGCGGCGCCTCTTTTGTGGGGTTTGCCCTAAAGGGTGCAAGGGTAGGCGATCCGGTTTCAATTCTTCAGTCGGGTTTTTTATCCGGGTTTTCCGGGTTATCAACCGGGATCGATCAATACATTTCCACGACGCCCGGCGCGCTCGCTGCAACTGGAAACTTTTTCGCGGGAACCGCATTAAGTAGTACAAGCATTTTAGTCAATGCCTTTACGGACGGGATGAACCTACCCGCCGCCCTGTTATTTATCGTGTCGCAAGGTTCAACCGCGGCGAACACTAACCCTAGAACGGGTCAAATTTCTAGCGTCGAGGAATACAATTTCACATCATGGGGTAGTGGTACGGCGTCGCCTAACGCTAGAAGTAGAATGAACGGCGGCAGCGCGTCGGCCTTTGGTTATCATCATACTATCGACGGTATGCAAAGCGGAAACACTAACTCAAGTTCTAACCAGTATTCATATAGGTACAATAAATCGTCATGGGGTTCTTTTTCTTTAAATGGAAAGGGGCGCATGGCTGCGGGTACGGTTGAGTATAGTGGAAATTTAGTTTTCGGATTCGGTAAACAGTCGGGGGGCAATACCTCCTCGCTATTAGAGTGGAATAACTCCTCATGGGGTTCAACTTTTAGCGGCTCCGATTATATGAGTTACGCGGGGGCATACGTTGAAGGGGGAAGCGCGCATTTCCACGGCCAAGCGGGTGGGGTTAGACACTCAACTTGGAACGGCTCAACCGTAGGGACCGCTACCTACCCCGCCAATATATATAATAGTGCTACGGGATGCAACGGGGGTAACGGCGTAGTTTTTGGAAGTGACGATAATTTAAGAACCGAGGAGTGGAACGGCTCATCATGGGGTAGTGTTATTAACATGATTGCAAAAACACATAAAAGCGGCGCCGATAACCAAAGCGCGGCGGCGGGTACGGATGGAACTAGCGCATTCGTGGCGGGCGGTAGTTCCGATGCGACTAATGAACTAAATAATTTGCAAATTTATTCAGGCACATCATGGAGTAGTGGGGCGACACTAACAACGGCAAGAACAGAGCCAACGGGGTCAATTTTTTAGGAGGTAGGAAAGTGGATATTTTTAAAAGGATTGACGAAATTGCGTCAAGTGAAGAGGTTAGGCTTGCGGGCGAATTAAAGGAATTACTACATAAGGAATTAGTTTTAGGTCAAACCCGTTATGTTTGCCGACACGGAACACTAAGCGACGGACACGAAAAGGTCACCGACGCCCAAAGATATTACCAGTCGATAAGGGAAATTTATACCATTAGATCAAGCATGATAAACACAAAAGCGCGGGCAATGGAAACACAGGCCGACCTTTTGGATGCAAAGGAATTGCCGGAGGAAACACCTTCGCAAAAACTTAGAAAAAAAGCGGCGATTTTATCCGCCGAAGAAGCACTTTTATCTCATTTAATAACCGTCGAGGATCAAGCGCGCATGATCGATGAATACAATAAAGTGCGGCTTGAATTAATGGATAAGGTCCGGGCAAAATACCCGGAAGGAATTGAACAGGCCGAAGCGGATAATTGGGAGGCCGTTTTTAGGTATAGAATGATAAAAGGAAAATCCCCAATGGTAGCACCGGAGCGCGTCGATAATGTTCCACTTTCGCCGGAGCATAAGGCTAGGCTAGGAATTGAATTTCAAAGGGTTGACGCGGTTGCGCCCAAACTTGTCAAAGAGGGTTTAGGTTTGAAAGCACTTTCGGAAATGAATCACAATGATTTTCTATTGACTAAAGGTGATTAATAAAGTTTAGTTTTTAAATAAATAATTGAAAGGAAATGGTTATGGAATCTCAAGAAAAATGGATTTTGAAGTCGAAAACAGTTTGGTTCGGTCTTTTTACCGCGCTTGCTAGTTTTTACGTTCCCGCTCAAGAATTCGTTGCACAAAATATGGAAGCAATGGGGATTCTATGGGGCGCGGTTGCGTTCGTTTTGCGCGTCGTTTCTAAGGATAAACTAATCCTTAAATAAAAAATGATCCTAAAAATTCTCGAAGCATTAATCGCGATTTTTTCTTCGATCCCTATTATTTCGAATTGGTTTAAGGCGAAGCCTAACCAGGACGCAAAAGAGGCGCGCGACGAATCCCGCGAAGAAATGGACGAATTTAGGAAAACGGGAAGGCCGCCGGACGATGGAAGGTAAAAAGAAAATTCTTTTTTTGTCTCTTTTTGTTTTAACGTCTTGCGCGGCTTCCTTCCCATATCGTTGGTATGGGTTGGACTGCCAGGAATGCGCCGGAACCCTTTTGGCAAAAGATAAAAAAGATGATTTACCTTTAAGCACTTGTTTGCCCGATGCCGATGGGAAGGGAACTTGCGCCGTTTTAACCTTTACGGAAATGGACCGCTTGCGTTCCGATTATATGGAAATGCAAGAAAGACTAAAGGCGTGCGATGAATCACTTAATCGATAAGGGTTTAGATAAGGTCGAAACACTTGTTTCGATTTATGCCTTAATCTTTTTCCCTTTATTTTTATTTCAACCCGCCGAAGACCTTCGAACCCTGGAGTTATTGTTAGCCGGGATTTATCCCGTCTTAAACTTTAAACCGTCGCGTCAACCTGGAGACTATAGGGGGCAACCCTGGTTGTTTCCCTTTGATGTTTATTGCGTCTTGATGCCCATTGTTCTTTTGGTTGTTTATAAATTGCATTGGGGATTATTTGCCGTTCTTTCAATGCTTATTTCTTATTGGATTGAGCCGGAAACAGTCGAAAAATATTATAAAGCGTTCGCGTTTTTCATGATGCTTATTCCTTTTCTCGGAGGGCTTTAGTGTCAAGGGGAAGGGGAAGGCCGCGCTCTGAGGTTTTCGAAACGTGCAAGGCTTCGGGGTGTGTTAAACCGGCATCCCCTGGACGCGCTTATTGTTCCAGGAAATGCGCGCCGTTTGGAAATTATGGATTATATCAAAACGAAGATACCGAACCTGAAGAACCAAAAATAAAGGCGCCCGAAATGGACCCAATGCGACGCGAATTAATGCTTAGAGTAATAAACGACGATATGAGGTGTGTCCCTATCGTTTATCAAATCGATCAATTTAAACATTGCGACCGCGCATTGGTTTGGTTGCTTGAGGCGAAAATAACCGGGCATAATTTATACGAATGGATTCACCGGGAGCATTCGGGGTCCGTTCTTTTCATGATCCATTTTATAGTTAAGCAAGTTGAAAAGGTTATCGGCGAGCGCCGCCTTTATGCTCATGAGGATTTAAAATAAATTCCCTCGCGTGGTACGCTTTAAGAATGACAACGGACCACGACCGTCAATTCCTAGTTTATGAGATCGAGGACATTTTAATAGCCAAAATAGATTTAGAGGCCATGTTAGAGGCTCTCTCTAATATTGAGAGACCTACCTACTGCCATTAAGCTTAGTCTTAACCTCGCTAGCTATCGCCCCTAGAACAAAACACCCCTATTAACCTGACCATGATCGTGCTCGTGATCGTGAATGCGACCATGCTCGTGATCGTGACCATGACCATGATCGTAGTGACCGCTTGGCTTGTCTTTTGCCTATCACTTAAAAAGCCCCCAACTCACAATTAACCTGACCAAGATCGTGATCGTGATCGTGACCATGACCATGATAGTAACCATGATCCTGACCATGACCGTGATCGTGACAGTGACCATGATCGTAGTGACCGCTTGGCTTGTCTTTTACCTATCACTTAAAAAGCCCCCAACTCACAATTAACCTGACCATGATTGTGACAGTGGCCATGATCCTGACCGTGACCGTGATCGTGATAGTGACCATGACCGTGATCGTGATAGTGACCATGACCGAGCCCACTTGGTATGCCGTTTACCTATCATTTAAAAACCCCGAACTCACAATTAGCCTGACCATGATCGTGACCGAACCAATACGCGCTTACCTATCACTTAAATTCGCCAAAGCTCTCAATCGCTGATGTTTGGATATACCAATCGTTAGGCAATGGTTGATAATCAAGCCAGTCCTTCTCACTATGCTTGCCAGTGTCGTAAACAATACCGCCGTTTGATAGTTTAACGCAGGTATTGTTAACTCCCACTAGATCGCCTGTATAGATATAGTTAACGCAATAAAGCGTTACTCTTTTTCCGAGCAATGCTTCCAACCCCTCGCCCTCTACTTCTTTAATTATTGTCTTCATATTTTCCCTTCTTGCTTTTGAATTAGACTCGCCTACAGTACCATAAAAAGATGATGAGCGCCGAAACCAGGTTCAGGATAAGCGCGCTTTTCTCAAAGTAATCTAAATTCATTCCACAACTTCCAGGCATCGCCCGCCTTTAATCGCAAATGTTCCCGTAAAATCCTCTTTTTCGTTGCTAGAAAACGAATAGCGAAGGAATAGCCCAGGAAATTTTCGGGTTAATTCGTGCAAGGCGAAGAAACAAGCGCCGCCTTTAGTGTTAAACGTTATTTTATTCTTAATCCTTTGGGGTGCGATTGCATTCGTTCCACACCCCCAATTTGAAAACCGCCACGGTTTAACTTCGTGTTGATCCAGGTGCGCCGGTTCCCTTAGAATTTTATTAAAATCAAAATCCATTTCTTCGGATTTAACATAATTCAAAACGTCGGTTGCGCATTCACCATTGAAGATTAATTCATTAACAATGCTCGACATTTTGATCCAATGTTTCTATTGCTTCCAGGTATAAGGTTTCGTTTTCAAATTCTTGATCGACTAGACGCATCGCCTCTTTTATTGATTTGATTCTTAGGTCGCAAAACCTCATTGATTTTTCTAGCGCGGCGGGCGAAAAGTCTTCGGTGACTTTAATAAGTGATTCCCGTTGCGATTGAATAAGCTTAACCCGTTCGATTAATGATCGCCCGGCGTCTTGATACCATTCTAGGTTTTCTAATTTTGCCGTTTCTAGTTCGGCTTCAAGTTGATAAGGCATCATCCCCCCTTTATGGAAACCCTTGGGTTTTGTTTTTCCTAGAACACTGATAACAAATTTTTGACCGATCGAACTTTTCGGATCGCCCGTGTTTTCCGCATTGCACACAAGTGAACGTCCGACACGAAGCACAAACCCCGGTCCGATGTTCGGTTTTCTTCTTTTCACACACTAGACAAACCCCCCGCCACGAAAGTGCGGCGGGGGAATGCTCGGAATAGACATGATCGAACATGATTAACCTACCTAGTAAAAAGAAGCCTGGAAAGACTTCGATCCGAAGTGATGACTTTCCTTAGAAGGGTGTTGATTGATTTCCCCGTGGCCTTCTCCATTCTCGCAACCCGGCTTTTATCCAGGGTTAGGGATATATTCACGGTTTGGACCTTATCCGCTTTTTTGATTGCTTGTTTAACTTCCATCCCTTGTTTCGCCGCTTGAACGGCGGCGCGTACTCTTGGAAGGCTTCCCTTATCTGAACCCGCGAATTTTAAAAGTTCCGTGATGGATTCCTTCGATAATGCCTTCCCACCGCTTCGGCTAACATTGCGCCCATAGTCCAGGATATAACGCGCGGCCTCCGAAGGGATACCGCCTTTTTTCTTTTTCTTATCCCTTCCATTAAAGGAAACGATTTTCCCCTTAATTTCTTCGGGAATCTTAGAACTTGCGACGCTTAAAGCCGTGTTTATTTCGGTCAAGGGTTTAGCAAGTCGAACGGCAATTTCCGAAGGTTCCATTTTGTGCCTTCTTCTCAACTCGTCGCAAGCTTTACCCAATTCATAAACTGATAAGTCTTCGCGCTGAATGTTTTCGATCAAGTGAAAAACGGTTAGTTCCTGGTCGTTTCCTTCGACTACGTTGACGGGAACGGTTTTCAATCCCATCTTCCCGGCGGCTTCCAGGCGTCTTGCGCCCGCAACTAAGACAAACCCGGTTCCCTTTTTGGCAACCCATAGGGGAGTCATGATCCCATTATCTTTAACGGATTGACATAATTCCTTCATGGAGGGTCCACCGGTTGACGAACGGGTGTTTCCTAAGTTCTTAATGCGATTAATCGCCACGTTTATAGTTTTCATGTTTTTTCATTCCTTCTTTCGTTTTGTTGTTACTCCATGCAAAGCAATTTTTTAAATGCTTGGGACACTTGTTCGGGAACAACCGCATTGCCCAAGGCTTTAATTCGGTCCACCCTAAAGGGTAACCCATCAACCATTCGACCCACGTCGGGTTCAATTTGCCAGTTTTCCCGTTTAAATGGTTCACCTTGTCCGGTAGGGAATTCGACGAATTTCTCCCCGCCGCTTTTAATCCTTCCGGTGTTCTCCCCCCCTTCCAGTCCCTTGATGTTGGCGTCGGCCAGTAGGAACCACCTTTTCCTAACGTGCGGGGCGCCAACTTCGGCGGCTGAAACAATCGTCCACCGGAAATCATACCGAAGGCGGGTAAATTCTTGGATAACGCGATCAAGTCCTTTTGTTCTAATGTTTGGGACATTTTCAAGGAAGACAAATTCGGGGCGGACTTCTTCAATAAGTCGGACAATTTCAAAAAATAATCCGCTTCGCTCGCCATCAATTCCCTTTTGATTCCCGCAAACACTAATGTCCTGGCAAGGGAATCCCCCATAAATAATGTCAGGTTTAACGGGTAACATTTTTCCTTCGAGCGTTTTAACATCATCCCAAATTGGGGCATTGGGTAGACTTCCGTCGATGATTCGATTTGCCAAAACCGCTTGACAGTATTTGTCTTGCTCGCAGTAGGCGATGGGTTTAACCCATTGTTCAAGTCCTTTTGTGATTCCTCCAATTCCACTAAATAAGTCCAGGCCATAAAGCATCAATCCCCCTTTTAAACTGCAAAATCATTCCATTCATTAATCACATCGGCGATAGAATCACCATGAAATAATATTCCGGCGGCTTCGGTCGTGACCTCATAGCAATTTGCACAAAGTATTTGGAAAGTATCTCGCCCACGTTCTTTATTAATAGATATTTTTGGTTGATCGCCACAATCCGGGCAAGGTTCAAGTTTTCCGTTCATGCCTTTTTATTCCTTCGTCGATACCAGGTAAGTAAGAATAGAACCAAGTTAGTTTTTTCGTATTCCTTAAGCTTGTCTTGATCCCCTTCGTCGAATGCCTTGTTTATAAGTTCACCCGTTGAAGGTTCATCGGTCTTTTCAACATTGGGAAGCCTTGCCGGACGATAAACGGGATAAGCCTTTGAAACATTATCCCCATAGTCGCAAGTGCAGCGATAAACGAAGGGAACCCCTCCATTGTCGCTAGTATCATGCAACACAATTCCGAATCGACATTGATTTGAACAATAAGGCATTCATTCCCCCTTGAAGACCTAACCAAATAAAACACCTTCGAAGACTTTGCAAATTTATTTTCTAAGCCTCTTTTTAAGTGATCGGAACCCCTCCCCCCCCTTCCCCACAAAGGGGAGGGGGAGGGGGGAGTGGTATTCCATTCTTCGCATTAAGATAAAAGAGAATTATCTTTTTAAACAATCTTTATTTAAAAAGCAGATATAACAACCCATTACGGCGCGCGATTTTTTGTTAAAAAAAAACACCTTAAAAAAGCCGTGGTTTTTGAAAAAACCAAGTCCAGTATCGACTCCGTGTCCTTCCGATATTTCCGTGATTAGACCGGAAGGCTCTGCGTTCCCCCTTGCGGGTTCGTCTCTTTTAAGTATTGGATCGGGCGCCTTGTTTTCGAGACTATTACGCGCGACCCTTTCGGTTATCTAACCTTAATATATGGCGCGATGCGGATGGAAGCGCGTCACAAAACTTTTTTATTGCCAGGTCGGAACCATTGTGATTAAACCCCTTTCAAGAGAAGGGACGCGAGAATGAACAGTCTAGTTAAAACAACCGATAAAAGTTTATCCGTCGGAAATTATTCAAAAGAACAAGTCGAAACAATTAAGAATGTTATTTGCCAGGGCGCGAATGACAGCGAGGTTCAACTCTTTATGGGTTACGTCGCAAAAACCGGCCTTGATCCCCTTAGCCGACAAATTTATTTTATTAAAAGCGGCGGGCGCCCAATTATTCAAACCTCCATTGATGGGTTTCGGGTTATTGCTGAACGTACCGGAAAATATGACGGCCAGGAACCCGCGCAATGGTGCGGGATGGATGGGGTTTGGGTTGACGTTTGGCTGAAGGATTCCCCTCCCGCCGCCGCCCGTGTGAGTGTTAGAAAAAAAGGAATCTCAACCCCGATCACGGCGGTCGCCTTATTTAAGGAATACGGGAAAAAAACCGGAGTTTGGTCAACTATGCCCGCGCTTATGCTCGCAAAATGCGCCGAAGCATTGGCCTTGAGGAAGGCATTCCCGAATGACCTTTCGGGTATTTATTCAAGCGATGAAATTCTAAGTAACATTGACCAGGAGGATTTAAAAACCCTTTACGCCGCATCAAAAGAGGCGGGATTTAAGAGTAAAGAGGAATTAAAGGAAGCCGTTCGAAAGTATTTCCACCGGGACGAAAGTTTTAAATTAACCGAACTATTTAAGTCGGATTTAGATGTGATTTTAAAAAATGTTATTTCGAATCATCAACCCGAAGTCGAGGTTATTTCCGAAGTCGAAGCGACACCGGTTGAGCCTGAACCAAAAGAAGTTAAAAAAGTTTCCCCGTCCGTCGAGAATCGAAACCCTAACAAACCTAAGCAACGCGGCGTTGAACCCATCCAGTTCGACGCTTCGATGGACGGGGAATTCCCTTTTAAATAAAATGCGTCTATAAATTAAAGCCGAAAGGAAATATTCATGAAAAATGTATTAATTTTGTCGGCTTTATTTATTATGGCTTGCGACCCCAAAGTGGAAACGCCCGTCGAGCCTAAGCCCGAAGCGCCTAAACTTCCCCCCATCGCTTGCGATGCTTATATCACCGAACCAAGTGCGAACCTTGTGAACGGAAAGTTTAAAGTAATTCGCCTGGAAGAAGGTCAAGAGGTTAGGCTTTGCTTCAATCTCGAGGTCGAAGCCGAAGCCGTGGGCATTCTATGGAACGACGTGGCCGATTATGAGTGTAACGAAGCCACCGTATCTTTTAGGTCAACTTTTGCGCCCCTGAAGGAAACTAAGGAATCAACCGGAGCGAGTGGAAGGCTGTTAATTTCAAAGAACACTGGAAGCCGATGGGGTGAACCTTGCCCCGATTGCGCGCTTCCAGGTCTTTACATGATCACTTTAAAAGGAAATAAAATTTTCACTAAAGATGATCCCAATTGCTATAAGCAAACCGTGTCATGGTATTGGAAAAAATAGACGACGAAACAAGTCGGGAACAGAGGATTCGGGAGTCTCTGAACTCCATGCGTCAAAAGGGGATTCCCGAATCCATGATTAATGCAATGGGCCGAATTTTGCGGCGACATAAAAAAGGAACAAAATCGCGCCTTAATCAATTTTCCAAACCCATCGTGGGCGATTGCGTATCCGATACCCTGAAAAGCGAATGGGAGGCTAATATAGCTTCCAGGGATGCCGACCAGGATTTCCAGGAGCGCGTCGAATATATAAACCGCGCTTTTGATAAAATCCGTTAATAAGTTATTATTTCATTCACGCCATGTCCGACCTTAGTTATTTAAAACAACTCACCGAACAATTAATGCACCGTGATAACTTGAACGGTGCGACTCTCAAGGGGGAAGCAATGCAACGCAATAACACATCATGTTTAAGATTCCCCCTAGGAGGAACCAAATAATGTCCGATTGGGCCGAATGGTCAAAACACGTTTTAAATTCCCTAGAAAGAAGCGACAAAAACCTTCAGAAGTTAGATGAAAAAATCACCGGACTTTTAGAAAAACTTATTTTATTAGAACGCGAAATATTATTATTTAAAACCAAAATCACATTGATAGGAACCGGCGCGGCCGGGTTATTAGTAACCGTGATTGAATTGATAAAACTTTTGAAGTGAAAGCAAATAAATATAAAGCACAAAAAACCAGGATCGACGGGCTAACCTTCGCAAGTAAAGGCGAGGCGTCATGTTATGAGGTTTTAAAAAATGATCCCGAAATTGAAATCCTTCAAACGCAACCGCAAGTTTATCTCACCGCCGCGAAGATTCTTTATAAACCCGATTTTAAATGCAAAGAAAAAAAGACCGGGTTAGTTTTTTACGTTGAATATAAAGGCGTCGAAACCGCGTCATGGCGCATCAAAAAGAAGTTATGGAAATCCTACGGGCCTTCATTCCTTCAAATTTTTAAAGGCTCCTATAATACCGGAATAAAAATGGTTGAAGAAATAAAGCCGGTTCGAAAGTATTGCTTCGAGTGTTCTTAGGGTTTATATTGTGACTTCATTCATTCTCAATCCCCCCCATTATGCGCGGCCCTTTCGTTAAGTATTGCGCGGGGGGGAAATTTAAATTTCAAAAATATTCGGTCCGAATTCGCTGATATATCCGATCGCGTGACCCCATCGTGGCTCTGGTCCTGGTAAATACGAAAACGCTTTTGAAGAAGGATCCCCCAAATATCCAAGATCCATTTCAAAAAGCATTCTGGCCGTTTTATCCGTGTTTAAACTTGCGACCGTTTCGACCGGATTCCAAACCAAACCAGGTCGATGAGTATGACACCGAACAACGTGCATTTTGTGTTGCGATCTATGCAATCCGATTTGTCCCTTGTATCCATGAGTGTATGCAACGTTACCGCCGATCACAAAAGGTTCCTTTAAATTAAAATGCGTTTCCACGCCGTCGAACAAATACTTTTTTCTAAAATCCGTTTCGTATTCAATTTCCGGGTTTTTATTAATCATTGAAATATAACCGCGCGCATCATGATTCCCTAAGAGTTGAATCATCCGAATATCTTTTGAGCCGATCATATCCCTAATGGATCCCCAAAAAAATTCAAGTTGTGTTCGGGCGATGTCTATTTCAATGTCGGGAGGAAGTACCGAAGTTTTTGGGGATGGGAAACGAGAATAAGCGAGCAAATCAAAAGCGTCGCCGCATTGTGCCACGTTTTTGACTAACCCTTTACCGATCATAAATTCACAAAAAGCCAAAACCTTTTCGATTTTTTCCTTATCCCACCACGGGCAATGCATATCACCTAGCGCAATAGTAGGTTCGAAGGTTTCGAAGTGCGGAATGCTTGCGCCTAGTTTTGGCATTTCCAAAAGTTCATCAATATTCCTTTTATAAACTTGCGTGATCCGTTCCTTAACTTCCGACTTCATTTCCTTTTTAGATTTTTGCCTGGACGATTCAAGACCGGCGGAAATCCTGGCAATGGTCCAGGAGCTAAAAACCTCGTTGATTCGACGTTTGGAAAATTTTCCTATCGTGAGATATTCCGATCTAGTCAATGCGGGGTTGTTCAACTCAAGTGCAACCCGCTTTAGGTCTTTTATTATTTCGTGCGTCAAATCCTTTGAACCCATCAAATCCCCCGGTTTAATATTCTTGTTAAATGTTCAACCGTTTTTTCCTCAACTTCGATCAATTCCCTATGCGTGACCAGGGTTCCCGATAAAAGTTGCGCGCTTGAATTGCTTAATCCCGATAAAACAACGTGCAAAAGTTCGTGGCAAATCACCTCGTTTAAAATATTGGGCGGCTTTAAGGCGTGGGCGTTTACGGTTATAAGCGCGCGAGTATAGGAATTATCAATCGAAACATTGGCAGCATAATCCGCCGAATCGTTCACTTCGAATTCGAGACGAATATCCCATGATTCGAGCATAAGCGCCCGAATCCAATAATTAACTTCACGGGTGACCTTAGCCTTTTTTGTTTTATTCCAAAAACTCACCGAATAATGGTCCCCCATTAATACTTAAAATAAAAACGCACCGCGCAAGTTGACGAGAATTGATCCAAAAACTATTTTTTATTAATGTTAAAAGACGAGATAAAATTCCTTTGTGTGTCTTGCGAGGGAATACGGTCGAACATCGTTCCGACTTATTGCGGCGAATGTTTTTCCGATTTATCCGAAGACGAACAAATCAAAAACGTGATGTCATTGAAACCTCATTACGTCGCCTTTTGGACTTTTAGTTTTTAATTATGGCCTATTCACCGAATCGCATTGAAAAAACACAATTAACCGTCGACAAGGGTTCGCCCGGTGCGTCGGATCATAGGAATATCGGCGCGACCACTATTGATGGGGTTGAAGCCTTGAACGTTTCAATAAAAGAGGGTTTACTTTCGGGCGTGACTTTCGATTTTATCGGAGTGACCTATCCCACTTCCACAACCGAAAATTTTACATATAGGACAGGAGGAAGCGGGGGGACGATCACCGCCGTTATCGAGCTAACCTATACCAATTCGTCAAAAAGTGATTTAACTTCCGTTGAAAGGCTGCAATAATGCCTTGGAAGTTTAACCCGTTCACCGGTTCACTTGATTATTACGAAACGGGCGCGGGCGGTTCGGCTTTTGATCCCGACGTTATTGTGACGGCGGAGGATTCTAGCGTTTCCGTGTCGAACAGTGGGAACGTTATAACTAAGGAATTTTAATTATGAGTTTTCATAAAGATTTAACAGACACCGACATTCACGCCCTGACGTTCCAAACCTTCGCGGATCAAGCGGCGCGCCTGGCATATAGTTATCAAGCGGCCGATGTTCACAAAATGGTTTATCAAACGGACACCGGAACTTATTTCCTGGTAAAAAGTACAACCCCGACGTTTCAGGAAATCGGTGCGGGCGGCGGAGGGGGAAGCTCGACATTCACCGGCCTAACAGATACACCGGCGAATTATACCGGCCACGCCGAAAAAGTTGTGAAAGTTAACGCGGGCGAAACGGCGGTCGAATTCACAACCCCGGGAAATTTAGAACTTGCAAGGGTTTCGGGTTCAACCTTTTCGACAATTCAGCATCTACAGGATATTTTTCATAGCTCCGGGGTTATTTCGGGCGGACAAATCACGGATGACACCGACGGAACCATAACGGTTGCGGCCGGAACGGGATTAATTCGCGCGACCAATTCCGAAACCGCTGAAATAAAGTATACCGACTGGGCGGCCGAATCGGGCGCAAATGTTGCATTGACAGATAATGACATGAATTATGTTTATGTGGAATGGAACGCGGGAACGCCTCAAGTTATAGCCTCCATCACCGAGCGAACGGACTATCAAACTAACATTTTGCTAGGGACCGTTTATAGGTCGGGAACGACGCTTCACATTACAGAAGACACCCGCCCCGCCGTAGGTGATCAAGCAGCAAAAATTATTCGAAGACTAACCGCCGTTGTTCCATTTGCCAGGGAATCGGGCGGCGTTATTAGTGAAACGGGAACGCGAAGCATTGCTATTAGTGCGGGTATTTGGTGGGAAGGCTTGACCCAATTTTCTACGGCGGCGTTTAATTCGAGCGTCTCTGATACGTTTAGAACTTTTTACTGGAATGGAACATCGTGGGTTGAAACCGCCTCGCAAACTCAAATTGACAACACCCAATATAATGATTTTGGAGTCGGCCTAGCCACACTTTCAAATAATGCATATGGTGTTCACTGGATTTATCTAGCTCAAGACGGCGATGTATATTCCGTTTATGGTCAAGGCGATTATACATTATCGCAAGCGCAAGAATCGGTTCCCAATGGGGTTCCGGGACATTTTGCCGAAAACCATGCTCGCCTAGTTGGAAAGGTCATAATAAAAAAGAACTCCTCGTCATTCACTCAACTTGACAGCGCATTCGATTTAACACTAAGCCCCGTTGCAGCATCGGAACATTCATCATTATTAAACTTAGGCGCGGATGATCACACGCAATATTCTTTAATTAGTTCTCAAGCGGGCGCGCCTACTTCAACCCCTTCAAGGGTCGGCGAGGTTAACGTTGATACAACGGCGGACGATGCTTATATTTCGGCGGGAACGGGCTCAAGTTCCGATTGGAAACTTGCCAGTGAAACCGCAACTAGCATAAAAACAAAATACGAATCTAATGCGGACACAAACGCATTTACCGACGCCGAACAAACCAAGGTAGGTTACTTAACCGTGACACAAGCGGTTGACCTGGACACAATGGAAACCGACATTGCAACCAACAACGCGAAGGTTAGCAATGCAACCCACACGGGCGAAGTGACAGGAAGCGGAGCATTGACCGTTGACAAAACCGCGATCACTAACAAAACACTTGTGACCGCCGCATCAACCGATCATGTCCTGGTGGCCGACTCTAGTGATTTGGATAATCTTAAAAAAGTTTTGGTTTCTGACCTTCAAGGATCGGGAACGGACAATGACGCTATACATGATAATGTGGCCGGTGAGATTGCTTTAATAACTGAAAAGGTTTCCCCGGTATCCGCCGACCTTTTAGTCATTGAGGATTCCGCCGATACGAACAATAAAAAGAGAATCCAGGTCGGAAACATTCCCCACGATTCATTAAGTGGTTTTGTGGCCAATGAACATATTGACTGGACCGCCGCAAGTGCGGGAACCATTCATGCGACAAACTACGTTGATAACGACACAACCGATCACGCGCTTTTAACTAATAAGGGAACAAATACCCACGCGCAAATCGATTCTCATATCGCCGACGCTGATAAGCACCGGGATATTTTACAAGGGGTTATTGCATCGCGCCCCGCATTCGGAACCGCCGGCCGGTACTATTACGCAACCGATGAAAAGAAATGGTACTATGACACGGGCGCCGCATGGGATTTAAGCGTGGCGACTCCGGACACACACACACACACCGCGTCGGAAATAACCGATTTTGACGCGGAGGTTTCTAATAATTCCGACGTTTCGGCTAACACCGCGAAGGTTAGCAATGCGACACATACGGGCGATGTCACGGGATCAACGGCGCTCACTATTGCTGCCAATGCCGCTGATAATACAAAAATATCGGACATGGCGCAAAATACCATTAAGGGAAGAATTACCGCCGCAACGGGCGACCCGGAAGACTTAACCGCCGCGCAAGTTCGAACGATAATAAATGTTGAAGACGGTGCAACCGCCGATCAAACGGGCGCGGAAATTAAAACGGCTTATGAAGCCGAGGCCAATACTAATGCCTATACAGACGCCGAACAAACCAAGGTCGGTCACTTAACCGTGACACAAGCGGTTGACCTGGACACAATGGAAACCGACATTGCAACCAACAACGCGAAGATTTCTAATGCGACTCACACGGGCGAAGTTACGGGAAGCGGAGCGTTGACCGTTGATAAAACGGCGATCACAAATAAAACTTTAGTGACAGCGGTGGGAACGGATCACGTTTTAATTGCCGACGCATCGGATACCGACAATTTAAAAAAGGCGCTTGTTTCGGATTTCCTAGGGGCGGGAACCGATAACGACGCGATCCATGATAACGTAGCCGGGGAAATTTCATTAATTACTGAAAAGGCTTCACCTGTTTCGGCGGATTTATTAATTATTGAGGATTCGGCGGATTCCAATAATAAAAAGCGCGTACAAATTGGAAACCTGCCAGGCGGCGGCGGTGGGATAACTATTGATTCAACCGCTATCACTAGCGGGGCAAGTGGTAGGGTGCTTTTTGAAAATGCATCGAACCAAGTTTCAGAGAGTGATGATCTTTATTGGGATGACACTAATAGTCGGTTAGCTATTGGCAATACTTCACCCTCAAACCCTTTGCATATTACGGACACCAAATCGGTGACCGTAGTAGAACCTACCATTGAACTTGACGGGACGATTGATATCAGCACCGCTGCGGGTATCCACATGGGGGTTCGTGGTGCTCAAACAATTAAAAGTGCCGGGGATGGGGGATTCTCCGGGAGTTTATTTTTTAGAGACGCGAATACATTCACGCATGACGACGCAGCCGACACGGATTTAGGCTATTATTATAGTTATGATTCGACGCCCACGGTTGACGCCGGGGCGGGTTTTGATATTACTGGACTGGACCTTTACGGCTATCGAAGTTCGCCAAATTTCACCCAGGATACCGATGAAACTATTGCAGTAGATGAGTATGCGGGGTTATTGCTTCAAGGTACATTTGATAACGGGGCGACCGCCACAAATGCTTACGCCGCAAAATGCGAGGCCATGACTGGAGTTACTAACTTTCACGGCTTCCACGTTGATAATCAAACCGCCTCGACTTCAACCGATGCTTTTTCCACTGATATGGCAAGTGGAACAGGAAAAAAAGCCATTAATTGTACTGGCACCGCTGAATCTTATTTGGGCGGTAACTTAACGGTTGATGGTAATAACGTAGAATTTAGCAACGCAAATTTGATTGTGGGGACTAGCTTTACCCCCACGTCAACTATACAGTCGATTGACGATATAGAGGCCGGAACAGTGCTAAGTGCGGGGAGTTTCATTGCAACGTCGGCGACTAATTTTAGAAAAACAACTTTTAGTTCGGGCGCGCACGCATCGAATGAAGATATCGAGTTAGTATTCCCAACAAATACGGGATCGGCCGACCAGGTGCTAAAAATTAGTGGTACCCCTAGCGGCGGCGTCCATAATTTGGTTTGGGCTAATGATAACGCATCGGGTACTGCTGCTGATTATCAGGAAGCACAATTAACCGCCGATGATAGTGGGCGACAAAACGACACCGCCGTTGACTTAACTAACAAAGTTTCAGGTTTGACCGTTACTTTAACGGGCGGTAAAAGGTACAAAGTTTTAGGGAACATGCGCGTATTAACCGCATCGGCTACCCCCGATATCCTATGGAGTATTTTTGCGGATACTGGAAGTAGCGTCGTTGTTAGTGACATGTCAGTGGTCTTTAGGGGCGCCGCCGTGGACGATACAAGCAGCGCGGCATGGGCGCAAGGTAACGTGATAGAAGTATTAGGCGATGTACCCGCCTCTAAAGCGGGCGTGGTAGCGAACCAAGTACAGCACTTTGAGGTTCAGGGTTACATAAACGTAACCACGGGCGGCGATATTACTTTGATTTATGCTCAGGGTACATCTAATTCTAACGCCGTAACCTTAAAGGACGATTCTTGGTGGAGTTTTACGGAGGCGGTTTAAAATGAAGTATTATGCTTATAGGTGGATAGGTAAGAAAAAGGTTTCTATCATGCGGCGCGAGTCCGAGGAGGCTTGCAGGGCGCGGCTATCTGAAAAACACGAATTTTTAGGCGAGGTCGAAGGACCGCCTAGCGGGGTTTTCGGCGAATCCTCATGGATTTGGGATGGCGAAAAAGTGGTTTGTGACCTGGTAGAAATAAGGCGCAATAAGATAGAAACGATTCGAACGATGCGAAATGAAAAACTAAAGGAAACGGATTTCGATTGGGTTAATCATTCTTCCAGGGGTTCGTCCGGCGCGCGAGATAGAAAAAAAGTTGAATCAATAAAAATAAAACTTAGGGACATGATTCCTTTGCAGGAAGAAAAATTAAACCTAATGACCGACGCGAATCAAATTGAATCATACGAACCGGAATGGCCGGTTGAATAAAATTTATGGCAAGACCTAGAAAAAAAATCGACGAAGAACTTTTAAAAGAACTTGCGATGATTCAATGCACGCAAGAGGAAATGGCTTCAATCTTAAAGTGCAGCGTTGATACATTGCAGCGCCGGTATTCCGACGTTCTGGCCGAAGCGCGGGAAAATGGGAAAATGTCTTTAAAGCGCGCAATGTATCGAAAGGCCGTGGTCGAGGGTAATCCCACCATGCAAATTTGGTTGTCTAAAAATTGGCTTCGCTATTCGGACAAAACGGAAATCACGCCGGGCGAAGGGGCGAAATCCCTGGTCGATATTATTAAGGCCTCGGTGGGTAAAAAGATGGAACCCGAAAAGTCGGAAGGCAAATAAAAAGCGCGCCCCAAAAGGATTAACTTTCAAGGCGCGCTTAGTGGGCATTAATGAGGCATATTAATGCCCGGTTGGTATGACTTCGATTAACCTTCCATGACTTCCAGGTCTTTAACTTCGGTCGTGGCGTATTCAATTTCCAGGGCTTCCAGGTCTTTAATAAAGCGTTCCCTGGCTTTTGTGCTTTTAAAACAAAAAACTTCGTTTCCATCGTCTAATTTCACGGCTATTAAGTAATTCATTCTTCATTTCCTCCGCTTTTTATCCAATGCCTCTTTTAACGCGCTTAGGTATCCCATTAAGCCGCCTTCCTTCCCTTTGCTACCTTCAAGGTAGAATAGTGACTTTTCACCTGGTATTGCTTCAAGAAGGCTTCGCCGTGATCCCGGAGGATTGCGTCGGTATCGATTACGGTTCGGCTTCGGTCTTCGGTGATAATCACGAAGTCGCCGAAATCCATCGCTCCATCATCCCCTAGGATTCCCTCAATCTTAGTTTTCAATTCCTTTTCGAGTGCGGTGATTTCCTTTTTTTGTTCGCGCACGCGCTTGAACTGTTTTGCCAATTTTATTTTTGATTCGCTTTTTGTTTTTTTCATTTCATTCTCCGTTTTGGTTTTTAGTTTTTTGATAGAATAAATTTTGCAACGACTTCGAGGGCTTCTTCGCTTGAATCCCTAACGTGCGACCAGTCAAAACACTGTTCTTTTGCGAACCCATAGTCAATACCTCCAAATCCATCGCAAAGAAGATAAGCATTGATCCACTGTTCGGGAGTTAAAAGGTGATTGAGTTTCCCGTTGAAATGCATCGTTTCAATCACGATTTCTCTATTTGTTAACAATCGACTTTTTTTCATTTCATTCTCCGTTCTTTCAGGTTTATTGCCTGATATGTATATATCATATCGAATTAATCAGGTATTGTCAACTTTTTATTTATTGTTCGAATTTCCCTTAATTTCTTCCTCCATAGCAATGACCAGGGGAAGGAGGGCTTTTTTTGTCCCGGCGCTTAGAACTTCTTTTGATTCGCCATTTTTGCCGATCACTTGCATAACACAATGCTTGCGACCGATTTTTTCGTGATAATAATGGCCGATATTTTTAGAATTGTCTTCAGGGTTGATTTTTTCTCTAGGGCTTTTTGTCACGATGTTTAAGAAAAGTATCCAGTCGATTAAGTCAATATCTAATCGGGTAGTTTTTTTCTTCATTGTTTTTTTCTTCATTGTTTTTCTTTTCATTCTCTTTTTCTCCGTTTCAAGCTTTATTGCTTGATATGTATATATCATAGCAATATAGTCAGGTATCGTCAACCCTTTTTTTAATGCTAGTAATCATTCGGTTTTTTGTGCTTAATTGGGGGGGATGGCTAAAAACGACCAGGAAACGTTTGGAACACTTATAAAGGAAGCGCGGGAAGGCGAGCGTTTAAGCCTTCGTGCGGCTTCTCACCTATGCGGATTATCCCATGGATACTTAGGCGCGCTTGAACACAATCGCGCCGGATCGATCCCGTCGACCGAAACCCTGGAGAAAATAGCGCGCGGGTTTAACCTGGATATTTCAAAACTAAAAAGGTTAGCCCAAGAAATCGAAGTCGAAAAAAAGGAAACATCGAAACACGGTCGCGAGTTTGAAAGAATTACAATCGAAGCGGGATTAACTTTCGAACGCGGCTTGCAACTTTATAAAGAGGCTTTAAAACTTTTCGCGTGACGTTATCCGAAAATGAAATAAATAAAATTCAAAATGATATTGTTTTCCATATCGAAGAAATTCAGGGGATCAAAACCCTAGAACCTTACCAAAAAAGAATTTGCGAAGCCGTTTCCAATTATGACCGCGTGGTGATTTCAGCGTGCCACGATGTTGGAAAAACCTTCACCCTTTCAAGAATTGTTTTAGCGCTTGGATCAAGTTTTCCCGGTTGTAAAATAATTACGACCGCACCGACATTCCTTCAAGTCGAAAAGCTTTTGTGGGCTGAAATCCGTTCGGGTTTTCGTGATTCGGCCACGCCTTTAGGTGGTTCCATGTTAAACGTTGAATGGAAAATTTCGCCCGATTGGTTCGCGCTTGGAACCTCCCCAAAAGATGACGCCGGTTCGGGCGAAGGCCAGGGAACGGGGTCCAGGTTTCAAGGTTTTCATGGCGACATGGTTGTAATCATTTTTGATGAGGCAACCGGTGTTCATCCGAAACGATGGGTTCAAGCCGAAGGAATGCTAACTTCGGCGAATACTAAATTCATAGCGATCGGGAATCCGACTTCCAGGTCGAGCGAATTCTTTAAATGTTTTTCGAACCCGCTTTTTAAGAAAATAAAAATTAGTTGTTTCGATTCGCCGAACCTTATTGAAAACGGCGTTTCGAATCTCGCACAATTAAAGCGCGAAGCGGATCGAATTCGGGAAATAACAGACGACGATGAGCGCCTGGACGAAATCAAAAATTATAAAGTTGTGCAACCCAAACTTATTACGATGCAATGGGTTATCAATTCGGCTTTAAGGTGGGGTTTTGAGCATCCTCTTTTTATCTCAAAAGTTTTAGGCCAATTTCCCGACGAGGATTCCAATGCCATTGTTAAAATGCATGACGTTGAAACCGCACAAAATCGCGAGGCTTCAACGGAAGGCGGGCGATTTATAGGGGTTGACCCCGCGCATTTTGGAACCGATTCAACCGTGATAACAGTCATTGAAGGAAACGAACAAACGCAACGCATCGAACTCACAAAAGCCGACACTTCGGAAGTCACCGGCCGAATCGTTCGTTTAATAAATAGCCTTGAACGGCGTCAAAATGAAGTTGTGGTTATTGACGCAACCGGGATCGGCGCCGGTGTATCCGATCAACTTAGAGAACGGCGACGCGATGGGATAATCCCGGAATCAACCTTGCTAAGACCAGTCCACTTCGGCGCGCAAGTACCCATCGAGTCGGAAAAAAAGACTTATTCAAATTTAAAGGCAAAACTTTTTGTTGAGCTAGGCCAGGACTTAAAAAACGAATTGTCGATCCTTCCCGACTCCGTTTATTTGGAAGAACTTCCAACAATAATTTATAAGTTTGACTCGCGTGGTCGGTATCAAATAGAATCGAAGGATGATTACAAGAAACGGACAGGGAGGGGATCGCCCGATAATAGCGATTCACTTGCGCTCGCAAATTATGGTCGAAAAAGTATTAATAAAGTAGGATCATTTGCGAAGATGTCCGGCGCAACGGGCGGAGCGGAAACAATCGGAACCCTGGTAAATTCCGGCGGTTCGAATAATTGGTAAAATTTATGGGAATTTTAGATATTTTTAGACGAAAGAACGAAATCAACTTCAACGAAGGACCGCAGCGCGTCAAGGTTTCGCCTCATGTCGAGGAAGTCGGTTCGTCGGGAACGGAATTAATTTCGGGTATTCTTTCGGAGGAATATCTAAGCACACTTCAAGGTACGCAAGGCGCCGATATTTTCGATAAAATGCGCCGAAGCGATGCAAAACTTAAAATGGCATTAATGGCCGTGACAAATCCAATTAAAGGCGCGAAATGGTCCGTTGACGCGGTATCCGATAATACCGAAGACCAGGTGAAAGCCGATTTTATCGATCACGTTTTCTTTAACGATCACGACAAATCATGGCGTGGGCTGTTACATGAGATTTTAACCCTTGTTCCTTTTGGTTATTCCCTTTTTGAAAGGGTTCACAAAATCGAATCGGGTGTGCGTTGGGGGAAGGAGCGCGTTATATGTTACAAAACATTCGCGTTTCGTTCTCAAAGAACGATTGAAAATTGGAACCTGGACGATGACGGGATTTTGGAATCCGTTTCACAGTATGCGTTCGGCGATAATCAGAAGGTCGTGGACATTCCCGCGCAATTCTTGACCCTGTTTTCCCTTGATCGCGAGGGGGAAAACTTCGAAGGCGTCTCCATGCTTCGCCCATGCTACGGCGCATGGATGCGAAAAAATGTTTATTTAAAATTGAACGCTATAGGACTAGAAAAATTTGCGGTTCCGACCCCGATCCTAACCGTTCCCGAAGGTCTTGAGGCGGGCGATCAATACGCGCAAGCGGTTAATGTACTTAAAAAATATCTAACCCACGAACAAAACTTTATTACTAAACCCGAAGGATGGGAACTAGATTTAAACACAAACCCTTATGATCCTTCTAAAGTTCAATCCGCAATCGACGCCGAAAACGCTGAAATGATAAATGCTTTTATGGCGAACTTCCTTTTATTGGGGCAATCCGGTTCGGGTTCCTATGCTTTAAGCGAAGATTTATCAGACTTCTTTTTAAGTGGGATTGAACATATCTCCGAACTAATTTGCGAAGTTTTAAACGACGGTCCGGTGAAAGAAATAATCGATTTGAATTTTGGGCCTCAAAAGGAATATCCAAAAATAAAATGTTCAGGAATCCGTGACAAGGCAGGTAAAGAATTATCGGAAGTAATAAAAATGATGACCGAGTCAAAGGTCATTATTCCCGACGCGCGTTTGGAGGAATACGTTCGAATGCGTTATGATTTGCCGGAGGCTTCCACGGATGGGCAAAGAATCACGGACGATTCGACGCCTCAACCCGTGGCCGAAGCGCAATTTTCCGAGAAAAAAAAAAGCGTTTTTTCGAGAGAGAAATTTAGCAACCCTAAAAAGTTGATCGATCACTATGACGATGACTTAAAGGCGCTTTTGCAATTTCATCTTGACGCGATCGGTAAAGATAAGGCCACAAAATTATCTAAGGTCTTTAAGAATAACCCACCCGGAAAGCATATAAGCGAAGCAAAAAAGGTCGAATTTTCGGGCGTGGGTTCATTCAAGCTTGATTTGAAACTGGGTCTTGCAATAGTCGCAATCGAAGCATTGAACCAAGTTCAAAACGAAGCGCCCCCCGAACTTAGAAAATATAAATTTGCCGAACCGGTCGAATTCTTCGGCTTCCATGAAGACACCGAAAAGGAAAAAAGGAAGAAACTCGAAAAGGCATTCGGAAAACTTCCCCCTAAAGTTCGGGAAAACGTTATTAATCAAGCCGACCTTTTGAGCGAAGCCCAATTAAATGATCTTAGCAAAACCCTTTCCTTTCACTATACAAACAGCGTTGCCACAATGCGAAATCATAGGGAGCTAGAACAAGAACTTTTTGATGTCGTGGATTCGGTTGTTATAGGTCCGGCCGTTTATGTCGGCGCGACTAATATTGTTTCATCCGTTATTAATGCAACGCGAAATTCCTTTTTCTTCGCGCCCGATGTTTACGAGTCAATCGAGGTTTTAACTTTTGAAAATCCAAACCCCAAAACTGATATTTGCACAAATTTAAAGGGGAAAACATTTTACCCGGATCAACCGGGCGCGTCGAGATACCTTCCCCCGTTGCATCATAATTGCAAATCATATTTGGTTCCTGGTTTTGTCGGTCAAAAAAACCCGAAGCCGAATCCCGGAGGATTAAGACCCACGGGAACGGAAAAACAAATCGAGACAATGGAAAAACAAATTAAGTTTGGTGAAGACTTGACGAAAATAACTGATGGGGAAAATATCGGATAATATGGATTTCAGATTCCCCCCCATCGAAATTAAGTTCGACGAACAACTAAGGTCTGTTTTAGATCGGAACACGAACACGGAAAACGTTAGGGTTCCCGACCGGGTTCAACTCTTGCGCGTCGGCACTTTTCACCACGCCCAATTCGGCGAAATTAAAGTGACCGAATCGATGCTTCATCGAATGCGAGACAATTTCGAAAAAAAGGTTCGG